GGCGAGAATGACCAAGGCGACTCAAGAAACGGCTGACTTGAAGCGGCAAAATGCCGACCTGATCAGAAGTGTCACTGAGTTGAAAGGTCAACTTGTAGACTCTTCAAAGGATGACAGCAAGCTGGCACAGATAAGGGAAGATTACCCTGATCTAGCTGGACCACTGTTAGACGAGTTGAAGAGAACGCAAGATGAAGTTGGCGCAGCCAAAGATGCTTTAGCTGAGCAAGAACAGAGTAAACATCAACAGATCCAAGAGCAGGCGCAAGCCGAGCACTTTGAGCGAATCCGAGCGGTACACCCTGATGTCGATCAACTTATTGATACGGCAGACTGGTTGAACTGGTTGGAGGAAGCGGATTCTCACACGAAGACCTGGATACAAGAAGGGTCGTCTAATGATGTGAACACTGTACTTTCAAGGTTTAAAGCTGACATGGGACAGCCAGCTCCAACGCTGCAAGAGCAGACTTTAGAGCGAGCAAAATCGGTTGCAGAACCGAAGATGCCAAAAGCTCGAAAGTCTAATTTAAAAGGCGATAAGAAATTCTGGACTGTCGAAGAGATCATGAAGATGCCAAACGAAACGTTTGAAAAGCATCAGTCTGAAATACTCAAAGCGATGGAAAGGGGATCGATACGCCGCTAATCTCTTGTGAGGTAATGCAATGTCTTTTTCACAATTTTCTACGGGTGCTACATCGGAAGTAAACTTTATCCCAGAGGTGTTCTCAAAACTCCTTCAGGCAAAGTTTTACAAAAAATCAATTTTACCCGCGATTTCAAACACCGATTATGAAGGTGAAATCTCCGGTCAAGGCGACAAAGTTGTTATTCGTACAGTTCCGCATGTAACTATTAATGACTATGCCGGTTCAATCACGACTCAAGAGCTGACTACTTCTAAAGTAGAAATGCTCATTGATAAATCTAAGTACTACAGCTTTAAATTAGATGATGTACTAGCAGCTCAGTCTGACATCAATCTGGTCGAAGATGCATCTACCGATGCGGCTGAAAGCATGCGTATTGCTGTTGAGACTGATGTTCTTGCATCAGCTATTACTGGCGCTACGACTATTGGTTCTCAAGCCACTATTACAGCGGCTAACATTTTGAGCAACATCTTGGCTCTGTCTAAGACGTTAGATGAGTTGAACATTCCTGAAGAAGGTCGATTCATTGTCCTTTCTCCTGAGTTCATCAGCTTATTGAAACAGTCCGAGCTTCGTCAAGCGTACATTACTGGAGATGCTACTTCGCCTCTTCGTAATGGCATGGTTGGAATGGTTGACCGCTTTAACGTGTTTCAAAGCAACATGCTTTTCACTGCCGCTTCTGGCGCTGACAGTGGTTACACGCATGTCCTAGCGGGTCATCCTAAGGCTCTTTCTTTCGCGTCACAGTTTACTAAAACTGAAACTGTTCGGATGGAAAGCACCTTTGGCGATATGGTTCGTGGCTTAAAAGTGTACGGATCTAAGGTTGTAACTCCAGATGCGCTTTGCGTAGGTAAGTGGACTTAAGTCTAGTCTGAACCATGGGGGAGGGTAACTCCCCTCCCCTTTTTAGGAGCTTAAATGAAATCCGCAACAAAAAAAGACGATATATTTGCCAAGGCAAAAGAAGACTTCGATGTAAAGCTTGATCGCAGGCTAACGCTTGCACAGTTAGAGGAGCAGGTTAATCAGTTGGCTCGCAATAAAGCTAACCCGCCCCCAAAGGAAGAAGCCCTCGTCCCTAAACGAGTGAAAAATGTAATCACAGGAAATGTGTTTGATTACAATCCGCTTTTTAAAAATAACCCCGATTTGCAAATAATCGAATGGGAGACGAACGATGGCGACAACTAAAGTTGTAGATATTTTAGATCGGGCTGGGATTATCCTACAAGATAATACCAACGTTCGATTTCCTAACGAAGAGCTTTTGAAATTCTTTAATGACGCGCAGAAAGAAGTTGTGCTTCATAGACCAGATGCAAAGATGGTAAATACTACGTTCGCTTGCGCCACTGGGAGCAAGCAGACTTTACCTTCCGCCGCGCTACGATTGATTGAAGTAGTAAGAAACGTGGGCGGTCGAGCCGTTACGCAAGTACAGAGACGCATCCTAGACGAGACGCTCCCCAACTGGCACGAGACAGTGGCTTCAACTAATAAGATCGAGCATTTTATTTATGACGCAGTTGATCCGAAGAATTTTTACATATATCCCAAAGGTGCTAGCGGTACACATTCTCTAGAGATTGTTTATAGCTCGTCGCCTTCAGAGATCTCGATATCAAACTTTGCGACAGATACGCAGGTAATTAGCGTTGATGATGTTTATGCAAACTGCATTTTGGATTACGTGTTGCACCGTTCGTATCAGAAGGATTCAGAGTTTGCTGGCAATCCGCAGAGAGCGATGATGCACTACCAGAGCTTTGCTAACGCCCTTGGTGTAAAGACGCAAGCTGATGGCGCGACCACTCCCCTACCCGCGTCGGCTGGTGTTAGATAATGAAATACTCAGACCTGAACTTGTATGTTAGACCCGAAGTACAGGGCGCTCCCGACTTTATAATCGAACGGGCGATACGCGATTCTGCTATAGACTTTTGCAGCAGATCCGATGTCTACATGCCTGAACCTGAATTTATGACGGTAGTTCCTGGCGTCAATGAGTACGCGGTATCGTTACCGTCCGGTTCTGAGTTGAACCACATCATAGATATATTCTGGAACACTACTGCGCTAAAGCCTACGAGTTACAGTGAGCTTTTGCAGAGGCTGGGAAATGAAAGCACAAGGGGTTCGCCACGGTACTACGCTCAGCGTGACAACACTGAATTCTACTTAGCGCCTATTCCCGCATCAGCGGCTAGTATTCGAGTTTTGTACTCCGTTAAACCCACCTCTACTAGCACAAGCATTCCAGACACGGTTGGTAAAGAGCATCGAGAATTAATTGCTCACGGTGCTTTGTATCGGCTTCAGATGATGAGTTCGCAGCCTTGGGCAAACCCAAATGCCGCCGGAGTAAATAAGCAGTTGTTTGAGCGAAGCGTAGGTCGAGTAATTCGCCAAGTGAAATATGGCTTTAGCGGTGGTTCTTTGACCGCCAAATCGAGGGAGTTTATTTAATGGCGTATTCGCAAACAATCAACTTAGTCACCGGCGATACGCTGCCCGAACTGACTTTCACTTTGAAAGACAGCAATACAGCAGCGGCAGGGGTAACCCTTGACGAGAGCAATAGCGCTACATGGGCGCCTATTAACGTGACGGGCGCAACGGTGAAATTGCGACTGCGAGAGCTTGGTAGTACGTCTCTTAAGTCCACGTTAACCTGTACTGTGACCAACGGCTCAGCCGGAAGCGTAGCCACCGATTTCCCAACGGGAACCTTGGATACAGCAGGAACGTTCGAGGGTGAGTTGGAATTGACGTTTCCCAATGGCGGCATACAGACGGTTAACGACCTAATTAAATTTAAAGTGCGTAGCGACTTCGACTAATGACCTATCGAGTTGTAGTTAATGCGTCACAACGGATTCGTGCTTTAACTAGCAGCACGAATATTGTTGTTGCTGACGCACAACTTACAACGTCACAAGCATTAGTAACACAAGCATCTTATGCTGCGGAGGTTAGTTCTCGAATCGTTGGTGCTTTTGCTGCTTACAGGGAACCTACAACTGAAATCTACTTCCAAAACCTGTCTGCGATAGACATTGAGTTAGACCCGTTTTCACTCAACAAGTACTTTCGCCTTGAACAGTTCGGCATTTCAGACGCACAAGATCTTTTAGTTACCAAAGGCTTTAATGATTCAGTCGCTGCCACTGATGAAATACAGGCAGTCACTGTAGGTAAAGGCTTTGTAGACACCATTGGCATGGGCGACTTTACTTTTGTCCTGCTAGAAATACTAAGAGAGTTTGCTGACAGCGTTCCCGTAATAGACGTGCAAACATTGTCGTCGGGACTCTTTAAGTCAGAGACGTTGGGGTTAGCGGATATAACGTCGATGTTTATATCTAAGTCTGAAATTGATGTTGCGAATATTGGCGAGCAAGCTGCGGTCGGCATTTCAAAGCCACTCACTGAGTCAGTTAGTTTTTCGGACCAATTTTCTAGGGCAGCGGTATTCCAGCGCGTGTTCTCTGACGCTTTTGTACTTGATGATTTCACAGACGTTGATGCAATAACTAAAGACTCTACTGCAGCAAAAAATAACGTTATTGGTTTCTCTGATGTACAAAGCTTTGTTACAGATAAACCATTCCAAGACGCGGTGAGTTTTGCTGAGCAGTCTGTAGCTGCTCTTACTAAAGGGCTTTCAGACACGGCGTCAATCACTGAATCAATTCAGGTAACCACGGCGTCAATGGCGTCATCCGTACTAAACGCTGGCGCAATAAATAGTGCGTCGCTAAATCACTAGGAGCAAACCTAATGCTACATGATAATTTCAAAATGACTGGGCATCTGTCTATTTCTATTAATGATGCTGTCGTCCAAGAAGTACCCAACCTTGTCGTGACTGATGGGAAAGAGTATGTCGCTAGCCGCATGAAGGACACCACCAAAGCTGCTATGTCGCACATGGCTATCGGTTCAGGCTCAACCGCCGCCGCTGCTGGTGATTCGGCGCTTGGCAGTCAAGCTGACCGTAATGCATTGACCTCGAC